ATTTATGGATTTGATAAAAAAGGTGCTGAAGAATATAAACGTCTTGGAGACTTTCACTCTAGTCTTATTTCAGAAATGGGTAGATTTAGATCTAGAATTAGTGCTAAAGAAAACAAAAATATTTTAGAAAGACTTAATAAACAAGCTGATGATGTTCTTAGAAGACAAGAAAATCTTATTAATGAATACAAAAAAAATTCTTTAGGGACTCTCATAGGAAAAGCAGAACAAGCAGCAGAGTATTTAAAAACCCCCAGATTAGTTGAATCTTCACCTACTGCCTCTTCTCCTGAATCTGCTCCTGCTGCTTCTACTGCTGTAGACCCTAGACGCTATGATCCTCGTAGGGTAACTGACGAAGCTGATCTTAAGCTTAAGGGTAAGGAACTCTACGCCTCCAAGGGAGAGGCTGCTGCTCGTGAGTTTCTACAAGGCTATGAAAAGTACAAGCTAGACTGGGTAGATCCAGTTAAGTTTGTAGAGGATTCTGTAGAGCTCAACATCAATAACCAGATGGCTATACGGCGTAATGTTACTAATAACGCCGAACGGCTTAAGGAGATGGTGCCTGACGCTGCTACCAGAGAACAGGTGGCTATAGCTATAGACGCTAAGAAGACCGATACCCTTACAGGCCCAGCTAAAGCTCTAGCTGATAAGTACACAAGTGACATGAAAGACATTGGAGAACGGGCTCTTAAGGAGGGTGTGGTTAAGGGCCTTCTGACAGACTACGTAACCCACATAGTCAACTGGGCTGATATGCCTAAAGGTGCTCTTGATACCTTCCTTGGCGATGTATTTAAGACTGCTGGAGATTCAACCAAAAAGATGTCTCCCGAGAGTCGCTTTGGTATGGAACGTAAGGTAGAGACTTTTACCCAACTGGAACGTGTTCTTGCTGACATTAACAAACGTATAGCACTAGCAGGTAAAGACTTTAGGCTGGAGATTAAGACCAAAGATATAGCTGAAATCTACAAACAATACGGTCTTTCAATGGAAAAGGCTATTGAGAACAAGAAGCTTGTTGAGAGTGTTCTTTCTGCTAGAAACCCTGCTGGTGAGTCTTTAATACGCAGGGTTACTGATGAAGCCCCCCTACCTCGTGGCTGGGAGATGATTAACGATAGGCAGTTTGCTGGCTACGCTGTGCATCCTGACCTTGCTCCTGCTCTTAAGTTTGCTTTTGAGACTAAGGGTGGAGCTATTCTTAACGGTCTCTACACTGTATCCCAGGCAGTTAAACGGCTTAATGTTATAGCCTCCTTCTTCCATGCCAAGAGTCTTTTGGAAGTACTGTCTAGTACTGGTACCCCTATCTATACTCCTTTAAAAGAAGTAGGACTTGCTATAGTAGATAAAAGTTTTGGAACTAAACTTTCAGGTATTACAAAAGCTGTAGAGCAGTTTAGAAAAGGTGGGTTAGGTGATGATGTAGACCTGTTCATTAGAGATGGCATGAGGCTTGAGCTTCCTGAGGACGTTAAGAAAGGCATCCTTGGTAGCACTGGTAAGTTTGCTGACTCAATGATAGGTAAGTATGGCCCTAAGACCCATATCCTAGAGTCATCTTTAACTACTACAGAAAAATATACCCTTGGTATTACTGACAAGATTACCTGGGACTACCTCCATACTGGAGGCAAGATTTATGTAGCACTTAAGTACCTTGAGAGGGCTCGTATAGACCACGCTAAAACTGAAGCAAAAAGAATTGAAAAGGTTAAAGAAGTTTCAGATGAATCTTTAATAGCCAAAGCTAAAAAAGAAGCAGATTCTTCAGAAAAATACGACCGTGGATCTGACTTGTTTGTTCCTAACAGTCCAAAAGAAAAACAAATAGTTTTTGAGGAATACTATAAAAAATTAAAGGATAGACAAGAAAGTTCTTTAAGAGAACAACCTTTTGATGAATCTGCTTCTCGTAAAGAGATTGTTAAATTTGTTAACAAAGCCTTTGGTGGTTTAAACTGGTTTCAGGAAGCTAGGTCTGTTCAGAATGAGTTTGGTAAACGCATGGCTATGGCTGCTTACTCTCCTGAAGGACGTAAGTATCTACAACTCCTATTGTTTGCTCCTGACTGGACTATCTCAACCATCAAAGCCTTTACCGCAGCTTTACCTAAAGATCTTAACCCACTTAAGATGCACCCTATTGAAGGCATAAGGGGCATGGCTACGCCTAGTACTCAGGCTGACTACGCTAGGTTGTATCAGTTTAAAACTGCTCTTACTTACCTCACCTTGCTTAATGGCATTAACCTACTAACAGCAGATCGTCCTATCTGGGAGAATAAAGATCCTACTAGGATTGAGTTTTTTGATGGAACCAGTATGCAAGCTATGAAGCACGCTATGGAACCCTACCACTGGTTGGCAGACCCTGCTAAGACCCTTACTAACAAACTTGGATTTCTTCCTAAGGCTGCTATAGTTGCTACTACAGGGCTTGAGTACCCTAGTCCTTATGCTCCTAAAATGGTTGATCCTTCTGCTTTTAACCGTGCTAAAGCTGTTGCTAGTATGGCTCTACCTTTCCAAGTTAGTGCTGCTATGTCTGCTCCTGAGGGAGAGGGTGCTAAACGGGCGTTACTAGGAACATTAGGCGTACCAGTCTATGGCTCTACCCCAGCCCAGAAGAAAGCTAAGAACAAAGAACGTAGTAAACAGATTAACGAGAAACGTAAAGAATATAGAGATAGTGAAAGAGAAGCTGGTAGATAATAATGGCACAACTAATCCCACCTATTCCTAAGGAACTCTTAACTCCAGACTCTTATATCTGGAGAGATTGGTTTAACAACCTTAGAAACATTCTTGTTGGAGCTATTGAAGGTACTGTTGCTTGGGCTTCTCTTAACTTTACTGGTAGCAACATTACCGACTTAGTTAGTCGCAGACATACTGACTTACAGAGTCTCCAGGGAGGTACTGCTGGACAGTATTACCACCTTACTGCTGCTGACTACACTAGTGTTACTACTACTTTTGGTTCTCAAACTGCTAACTTTGTCTACGCTGCTCCCAACGGTTCTGCTGGTGTTCCGACATTTAGAGCATTAGTTGCTGTAGATGTTCCAACACTTAATCAAAATACAACAGGTACTGCTGCTGGTTTATCTGGTTCTCAAACAGCAAACTTTGTTTATGCTGCTCCTAATGGATCTGCTGGAACTGCTGCATTTAGAGCACTAGTAGCTGCTGATATACCGGCTCTTTCTTACGTTCCGTACACAAGTGCTACAACTGACGTTAATTTAAACGCTAAAAATTTAACTAATGTTGCTACCTTCTCAGCGTCTACTGTTAAAGCAACTACTGCTGCTGGGTTTATTTCTTCAGATGGAAGTACTGGATTCACAGGAACAGTTACTACTGGTTCCTTAGTAGGAATGACCATAACTATTAAAGATGGAATCATTACTAGCTTTGCATAGATAGGGTAAATGGCTATGAAGATTGATGTTAAACGGTTTGAGTACGGAGATAGATGGACAGTATCCAAGATGTACCTGGATGACATTGAAGAGTGTTATGTCTTGGAAGATAAGGTAAGAGAACCCAGTAGCTCACCCAGTGAGCCAGTGTCTAGCTGGAAAGTGTATGGTGAAACAGCCATACCTAAGGGTACCTACAAGGTCATTGTAGATTTCAGCAACCATTTTCACAGAGATCTACCCCACATCCTTGATGTCCCAGGTTTTGCTGGAATTAGAATCCATGTTGGAAATACTGAGAAAGACACAGAGGGATGTTTGTTACTAGGAACAACCTGGACTGGCACTGACTTTGTAGGAAACTCTGCTGTTGCTTTTGGCAGGTTCTTTTCCAAGCTAAAGATTGCACTCGATTCTCAAGAAGAAGTTGCTATTAAAATTGGTGACTCTGTTAAGGACTTTGATTAACTATGTCTAAATCTGCCCAGGCTTCTGAAAAAGCTACAGAGTTTTTATCTACTATGGATGGACAAGTTATAAAAAGAAGTTTTATAGCTGGTGGAGACATCCACATAGAGCTATTGAACGGCAGAATGTTAGTGTTTACTTTTTTTAATGGGCAACTAATCTTTGGAGAATTAGTTTTTAGTCCTGAAATACTCCACTAAAAAAGAAGCCAACGTGTAAAAAGAGATGCTAGGAGGAATCTCTTTACGCCAAGGGGTGCGAGGGAGGAGTACACGCCTTGGACTATTACACGCTGGCTTGCAACAAATAAAGTGGACGCTTTAAGCTGTCTTTTAATGGCTAGTTCTTCATTCTGCCATCCACCATTACGTTAGTTTACCGCACTTTCTTACTTCTGGGCTTCCTGGATAAACGCAAATATCCTGTTGGAGTCTTCGTACCCACACCACTCAATGCCCGACTTAGTCGCCCACTGGGAGTAGCTGGTGTTGGAGCCCTTATAGATCTTGTTTTGGTGTCGCTGAAAGACAACAAGGATTCTAGCATTTGGATGCTGTTGTTTGATGTAGAGGAGCTTCTTTCTACCGGCTGAGTCAAGCCTACCCTTGGTTTCAATATACCAGCCCTTTCTGATTGTCCAGTCTGGGGTGTACCGCCTCTTCTCTGGGGCTGTTGTAAAAGGTAAGCAAGTTGTTTCATAGCCAAGATCATATCCTTTTGTCTTACAGAGGTCGTTAAAGTTGGTCTCAAACTTGGATCGGTGCTTCCTCAAAGGCCTCTTTAAGTTGCGCTTCATTGGGTGGTTCCCATATCTGGTTAAGAGCTCTCCAGACCCAAAGAAGCTTACAGTTGCTGTGTAGCCTCTCATCGTCGTTATAAGCCTCTTTACAGGCGGTATAGTACTCTTCTGGCAGTAACCCCTCAAGAATCTTCCCAGCCTTCACAGGGCCTATTCCTGCTAGTCCTATGACGTTATCTGTCCTGTCTCCTGTAAGGACTTGGGTGTAGAAGTTCTTTAGCCCCTCACTGGGGGATACTTTGGTAAGAAGCTTCTTGACAAAGTTGTAGTGTAATCCTGGTACCTGTAGAAGGTCTTTGTCTATAGAACAAATGACCGTGCCAGCTTCTTTTTGATCCATCCCTAGACCGTCATCTGCCTCGTACCCTTGGCAGGTTAGGGCCCCCCACTTTGTTACTAGGAACTCTTTGGTAGCATCCAGGTGAATTGGACGAACTACATCTTTCCTGTTTGCCTTGTACTCAGGGTTTACCTTAAGCCTGAAGTTGTCTTCCCTCTTTCCTGAGATAAATACCTTGTGTCCTGTGGCTTGTACTTCTTCCATCATGTCGTTGAGCATGATGTTAGCCCGCATAAAGGCTATATCTACATCCTCAGTCTCAGCAGATGCTGCACAGCGGTAAGCTACGATGTCTCCGTCTACTAAAGCAAGCATGTTGTTTCCCTTTCCCTAGTTGTTGTGTTGCCCAATCAGGCACCCGTGGGGGTGCTGATTGGGTTGTTTGTATTGCTAGGCTGCTGCTTTAGTTGCTGCTACTGCTTTATCTTCTACCTCTGTCTCTGCTTTAGCTGCTGCTAGATCCAAATCACCTGCTGTATAGGCTTCAAAGCTACGAGCCATACGGATAACCAGAGTAGATGTAGCGTCATCCAGATCAAATGCTTTGCCACCTCTTGCTCCTATGTACAGATCAGTAGCACGAGCCAAAGCGTTCTGACGAACTATAGAACGATCTCCGTGCAATGGAGGAATAGGAAACACTTTGTTGCTGTACCCACCACCACTGCTTGGTTTGATACTAGTAACACTGGCAACAGGAACAGCCCCTGGTACTCCCTTTGCTGTCACTACAATGTTCTTTGCCTCAACCCCATACTTACCTTCTTCACCATCAAACTCAATGGTGTCTCCTACGTTGCAAGGTGGCTTCTTAAATCCGTGTTTAACCCAGTTGCCATCTACCTTTAGAGAGTAGGTAGGTTTAACACCAAACTTCGTGGTTACATCTTTAGTAGCCAGTTGTTCTACAACACCGTTCATTGCACTCATACTGTTCTCTCTTTCAGCCTTGTACTCAGGGTTTACCTTAAGCCTGAAGTTGTCTTCCCTCTCACCGTTCATTGCACTCATACTGTTCTCTCTTTCATTTCAAACCAATTTTTACCTACTGAACACCCTGCACTAAGCTTCAGGGCCAGCGGTTTATCAAACGTCTTTTCATAAAACAAGTGTGTATTATTTAAAACATCAGTTACCTCCTTTATGATTTTATTAATGTTCTCCTCATTTCCAACTACATCTAATAATATGGAGTCATGTACTGTATTAACAAGCTTAAGTCCTACAGTATCTTTAAACTTTCTGAACAGAACACCCAACATCATTGGCACAATGTCACCCGTAGCTAAGCCTTGTACTGGGTAGTTCTTTAGTTCTGTAGGGCTGTAACCATATTCTGGTCTGGAAGAATATGCAGAGTCTGCGTATTTGTTTTTGTATTGTTTGAAACAATATATCCTGCTTGTCTCACTCTTGTGGAGCCAGGTTTTAATGAGCTCATACCCACTGTCAGCAATATAGTGCATCCCATCTAGTGATGCTTTGATTTGTATTTCTTCGTTCCAAGCTTGTACTCCTGGGTACCTGCTGTAGAAAGCCTCCATAAACCCCTTAGAAACGTCCAGGGTGCATCCAGCGTTGTCAGCTAGGGTCTTAGCACCAGCACCATAGATTAAACCGAAGGTAAGCCGTTTAAACCATTTCCTCTCTTCCTTGGTTGGTTCCACGTGGAACATATCTTTGTACAGTTCTGTATGTATGTCCTTACCAGTACTGATGTCCTCAATTAGTTGTGGATCTTTAGTGAGGTGAGCCAGTACAGCTACCTCAAGTTGTTGGAAGTCAAACTCTATCAAACAGCCTTGAGCACCCCATCTGGAAGTAAAGACCTTCTTGATAGGGTTGTTGCTTATGTTTTGTAGATTAGGACTAGAAGAAGACAACCTTCCTGTAGATGTTGTTACGTGGTTGAGTCTTCCGTGTATTGAATAAGCATCGTCATCTTTGTGGTATATAACGTGTTTACTTAGACCCTGTATATATGTAGTTAGTTGTTTAGTTAGATCTCTATGCTTTAGTAATGTACTTACTACTTCTTTTACTTCTTTGTTCTTTGTTTCTTTTTCTATTACTGTTAGTACTTTCTCATCTACTGACACCTTGCCAGTCTTCTCACTCTTCCATTCGTCCAGGGGAGTTATGTCACAGAAGGCAGAAGTCTTGATTTCAGTAGTAACCTTCTTGGTTTTAACCTTACCGTTCTTATAAAGACCCACTACTTCTTTGGTATCTACCTTCTTGGTTCCACCAAACAGAAGCTTGCTCCACTGAGTAGGACTAGCCACATCATCTAAAGGGTAGAGTGTTTCATCTGAAACTACTTCTGCTACGTTGTCTTTAAGTTTCTGTTCATTGTCTGCAAAGGTCACAGCTACTTCAGCAGCGTAGTTTTTGTAGTAGTCCATATCAATGTTCAAACCATTGAACATCATCTCAGTCGTACAGTGCAGAGCTTCCATTTGGCTGATGATTAGGTTCAGTTGCCCTGACTCAGTAGCCTGTTCAATCTGTTTGAGAGCTATCTGTTCTGTGTTGATAATGTCTTGAGCTAGATACTCTCGCAACAGATCCAAAGGAATCCTGTCAGATCCAATGCCTTTATCAAAGTAACTTGTTACCGCAGCATCTTTAACAGGTAAGCCGTACTTAACAGACATGCTATCCAAGGAAGGATACTTACTCTGTTGAGCTGTAAGCAGATACTCAGCTATCTGTATGTCCCACAATCTTTTACTTTGTAGAAGTTGTTTTATATCTATAGATTCTTTGTACTCTATAGATTCTTTGTACATATACAGCAAGTCAAAAGATATGTTACACCCAACAATAAAATCAAAGTCATTGTTGTTAAGTTGCTCGGAAAGATTGATTTTCCATAACTCTGGGCCGTAGCACTGCGAGCCTGATTGCCCAGTAATCCGTGTTCCTAGTAACACAATGTAGTTATCTGGGTGCATTGGATGGGCTTTATCTAGGTCTCCCGGAGCGTTCATAGTTGTCTCTACGTCTAAAGTGAGTAGCTTCACTTCTCTTCCTTTCCCAAAGGCGTTGCTTGTTTACGTTCTTCTTCTAGTTGTTTTAGTCTATCTCTTGCTATCTGTTGCCTGTACGTTATTGGTGTTACGTTTTTTAGTGTTGCTGGATTAGGCAGATGCTCTTTGTACCACTTGTCCATAGATGTCATGTGTTGTCCTTAGTTTCTTACTATTCATATCTAGCCCTACGAGCATCTATCTTTACAATATACTGCCCGTGTCGTTCACTTTCTATTTGGTATTTACCTCCACCAGGTAGTTTGTTTTTAGGAATATTTATAGTTCTAAGAATGTGTTCTTCAGGTGTAGTAGGAGTTTGATACTTGCCGATAGTAATAATAGCGTCAGCTTCACCAGGTTTGTCTGTCTTGGAACCTCTGAGGGAATCCATGCCTATGAAAGCAGGGTCTTTCATTGTATCCACATTGCCAGCAAGTTGACTAGCTGCTATTACGGGCCCGTACTCACGAGCACACTCTCTGCCCCACTTGTATATACGTCCTAGTCTTAGGTCTTCTCTGTCTTCTTTGTGGAACCCATACACCTTATCCAGTGTGTCAAAGATAATCATTCCTGGATTAACATCTTTAAACAACGCAGATAAGTTCTTAACGTCGTTGATATCACCTTTAGTGATGATAACTTTTTTAGCGTTACCCCCCATATAGGCTGTGTACTCTTCCATAATCTTGCCCTTGTCAGCTACCAGTTCTGCCGATGTCTTGCCAAGAGCTGCCTGAACCACCCTGAAGAACACCATCTCAGACTCTTCTTCGTTGTTAACCCAAACTATTGGCCTGTCTTTTGGGATCTGTGGAGCTATAAAACTTGCCTCACTAGCTAGGAAGGTTGTCTTACCTACCTCAACACGAGCCGCCACAATAACGAAGTTCCCAGTACGGAGAAGACCAAGGCTACGATTAAGAGCCATAAGTCTCCACTCATAACCAGTCGATACAATACGATCAACAATAGTACTGATGTCAGGAATAACGAACATCTCATCTTTATCAACATACCGTTCAACATTTCTTAGAGCCTCTATTGTTAATGAATTAATCGCTTCTATGTTTGAAGCACCCTCTCGTACCTTCACACACTCGTCTGCAATCCTTGCCAGGTAGTCCATTTCTATAAGGCTTTTGATTACTTCGTCGTAAGCCAAGGTTGGTTTGAAGGTCTCCATTCTTTTAATTACCGTACGAAGAATAGAAATCTTGTCGGCTGTAAGCCGTATAGCAAACGTAGCAAACAAGTAACTACTGAAAGGTTCCCAATTGATACTAGTAACACCTGGAAAAGCTTTGTAGAAGTCTCCCATTGAGTCCAGGATTGTTACAGTCTCAGGTTGGACTACGTGGTTCTTAATGTAGGGCCTGTATTTGTAGTAGTTACCTCTTGTTTCAGCGCATAAGAACAGTATGTCAAAGTCCACAAAATCTCCTTAGCAGTTCTACTGTGAATACTTTTGGTTCTGGAACATCTCTTCTTGTTTTTTGACTGATGTTTACATCATCTAGACAATACCTAAGTCTTTCTATTATTTTCTTTGAAGCAACAACCCCTGGCTCATCTGGATCTAACCAGATACGAATAGTTTTATAGTGCAACTTACGTATCATTCCTATTGTGTAGTTAGAGATAGATGTTTTTAGTAACGCCAAAGACTGGTGTCCAGTGTCTCTCCAGATACGATAAGCACTGGTATAGTCTTCAGTTATATATAAAACACGTTCTTCTTTTGGCGCAGTATTAAAAAACCAAGACACATCATCTGGTACATTTTTTGTGTAGTGTGTTGTGTACTTACTATCACCAAGATTAAAGTGTCTTAGTTGGTATCCATACGTTTTACCACTACCACTGTGTAATGGTATAAACAGAGCACTACCCTTTTGTCTAAAGTACCTGTTATCTAAATGATTTGTTACTGGATTAATATAATATTTATGTAACCAATTAAGAATACGTACACTATCTATGTCATTACCACCTACGTCATAGTCTGTGTAGCTTTCTCTATCAATAACAGGGTGGTCAGTACTCTTTCCCATCAACCACTTCCGTAAGAGAGTGCCATCAGTAGATAACTCTCTCCAGAATCCGTGATCTCGGCAGTGATGACAATACCCAAGCACACCACCGACTACACGTTTAATGTACAAGCGTTTCTTACTATCCACCCCAGCACTACATCCCTCATGGTTCACATTGATCTGGGTACCAAGAGTGAGGGTGCTGGAGTGATCTTTTAAGAATTGCTTATCAATCATTTTCTATGCTTTAGTTCCGTAGATCTTACGAAACAGTTCGTTAGTAACCTTCTGCTGTGTCTCAGTCAGCTTGTTACCATAAGACAAATCAATGGCTCGCTTTATGGTATATCCCGTAAGTATTTTTTTACAAACAGACTGTAGAGCACGGGGAGACATCGTAAGAGTCAGTTGATTGGAGGAGTACCCTTGCCGAATAAGATTGCCAAACTTAACCAAGTTCCTAATAACATCTGTTGCCAGCTTAGGAAACTTACCCTCTAGCATCTTGCACTCAACATTTTCCAGCATGTACCCCATACGAATAGTAGTTCCAAACCTATCCAGGGTTGCTGTGTTTTGTACGTTGGTTCCGCTGTGTGCTCCTGTGTCATCACCCTGACCTTGGGTATTACCCAGAGCAACAATACGAAACCTGTCTTCTGGAGTAATGAACTTCTCTTCTGAAGACCCAGGCATCTCTTTCAGGAACAGTTTCCCATCCTCTTCTAGGAGCCACTGTAGACCCATTGTAATCTCAGGAGGGGTAACGTCCCACTCATCCCAAGCAAACACGGCTCCGTAGCGTACAGCCTCTGTAGCAGTGCCATCTACC